GTCTTTTCGTAATTGGTCGCGCAAAGCGCTTGTTTCGCTATCGGTGTTCGGTTGAATGTTTTCATCCTGGATGCGACCAACCGATTTGTTCGTTAATTTTTCGTTGAGTAGTAACGCGCAGCGATAGTCCACGAACGCAACCAAACAAGGAACGACGAAATCATTCATTAAATCAAGGTAGTCTTGAGTCCAAGTATTTGTTTGAACGCGCAAAAGTAACGCCTTGAACAAAGGTGTCGACAATGCCGGTTGTAATTGGATGTCTTGACTTCGTTTAATAGCCACCGCCAGAATTTTCGTGTCTGTGTTCGAATGGATCAAGCCAAGCTTTTTAAGATTGTCAACGGAAAGTAAGTAATTCATAATTTTTCTTCAATTATTGGTTCAAAAACAATATTATTTTTTTGTTCTGGTAATGGTATTGAATGTTCATTTGTTAAAAGTATTTCATCCGGAATGCCTTCGGGAAAGGCTTCACATCCAACGCGAAAAGGATTCGTATGTTTGCATCGATTGCATATTAAATCAATTGTTTCGGTCATTTTTTTATTTTTTAAAATATTTATCCATTAAATTTCCGGCTAATGTAGCGTATTTTGACGGATTAGAATTTAATTTGTATTCCGTCCAACATTCAGCGTGAAATTCATTAATGTTTTTATTGGCATAACTGCCAAGATATACTTTATTTAATTCAGTTATATTTTTATCTTTTGCTAAAATATTAATTTCTTTAAGATATTCGGTTCTAATGTCTTTTAATTTACTAAAATAATCTTGAACATTTGGTATTCTTGAACGCTCTAAAGCCATAACATGTCCCATTTCATGAACGGCGGTTGCAAGTTCAAGATTTTTTTCATCAACGGATGATTTTGAAGCGCTCACAATTCGACCATTTATTTCTTGAACTCGAATTTTTGGATTTCTATTTTTAAACGAATCAGTTGAATTACCAAGATTTATTTCAATTATTTCAGTTCTGTTAATGCTAACTCGAGACCGAACAAATCCGTAACTTGTTGCCGTTGAATTTAATGTCAATTTAATTTCATTAGAAATTTCTTGTTCAAACTTATATTCGTTTTTTATTTTGACAACCGATTCCATATATTTTTGAATTCGTGCCGGTGTCATATCTCTGGCAATTGTAAGTCTTGAAACTTTAACGCCAAGCGTTTCTTCAATTACTTTTTTCGCAAATGCGCGACCTTCTTTTAATGTGTTAATTTTTATTTCACCAACTTCAATCAATGGTTGTTCAATCAATGGTTGTTCCGGTGCGACAATTCCAACCGCCGGTTTTTTGATTGCAATTTGTTGAACCCATTCATGACGGCAATAAGGCGTTGTTTTTTTGGTGTACGGATTCGTATACCAACCGCCTTTATATTTCCAGACGTCGCGATCAACTCGCGTTGAAATTGTGTCGATGTCCTGGCGTGAATAAGTTCGTTTCAATTCATCTAATTTTTCACAAAACGCGCGCGATTGCGTGATCGGTTCTGGTACGTCCGGTCTCGTTCTGTACGAATAGCGAATTTCAAATTCTGGGGAATCGCCGTCCCCGTTTACTTTCCCGAACCGCCAGGCGTTAAAGTTATTTGGCCAATTTTGTCGAAAAGTTGGTCATGCCTTTTCATGATTTCTTGGTGCGGTGTATTCCATTCAATTGGAATGTTTCCCAAAACAATGTAATCGTCTTGACTTTCGCCGAATTCAGAAAAGATTTTGATTTCGTCGTCGGTGAATGAATTATGCTTGCACATTGACAAGGCCGTCGCCGGCAATCCGACAATCTTTCGCGCTTGCCTTTCATCGATTGACGGGAACGAAGATAAAATAATATTTAATGCGGAATCTTGTGTCAAAATTCCGGCTTTAATTTGCGCAGCCACTTCAATCAATGAAGCGATTTGTGAACCATTCAAGGCCGATTTTGCAACATCAACCGCAACATCAACCGGCGCAACCGTTACATCGGTCGGATTCAATGACACAACTGGTTCAATTGTCGTTCCATTGTCCAAAGTTAATGGTAAAACATCAACCAATTTCACCGAACCAACATATCCACCAAGTTCGGCCATATAATTCAATATCCATTCAAGACGCTTTTGTCTTGTTGAAACATAAGTTGTTTTAAATATTTCGAATAAGTCGCCAGATTCCGCCGCGTTGAACGATCCTTGTTGCATAACTCCAAATAAGGTCGGAGCAGTGACTGAATGCGCGACAAGGATGTTTTGTTGAACGGATGTCGCGGTGACTTCATATCGCTTGTCAAGGTCGTTTCCGTTTAATTGTTGAACGGTTGGTGCTAATTCAGCACCGTCCGAAAACGTGATAATGATTTCGCCAGCATCTTCAACCGATTGCGTTCGTCCCTTGATTGATTCCGTAATTCGATGAAGTTCTTCGGTTGATTCCGGGAATCCGGACGGCATGTTTATCAACGTTCCGGACTTGAATCCGTTTTGCAGTTCGTACATGTGGAATTTCGCAATGTCGCAATCCGTTTGAATGGCCGTTAATCCACCGTTGTAAGTTGGTTTCGGATAAATTCCCTTTTCTTTTCTTGAACGCTTTGACGGTTCTTTGTAGTAAATAATGAATGAACCGAATCGATTGTTTTCATCCAATGCCGGAAACATTCGAAGATTCGTTTTTTCCGCCGATTGATTCAATGCTGCCCAGTCATCCGATAAATAATAAATCCTTTCGTCTTCGGTCATTCGAATCGCATCAACGTCCAAGTATTCCCACTTCGCAACCCTTGTTCCTTCGCGATTCCAAGTCCCTTTAACCGCAAAAGCGCCGAATAATTCGAAGTCGAATGCCAATTGTTCCGCGATTTCGTTCATGTTGAAAGGCGAATATTGGTTGTCGATGAAAGCTTGCATGTCACCGTTCACGATTTCAAGGCCACCACCGGCAATGTAAAAGGTTTTCGTCTTGACAATTCCTTGATGCCAAGCCGATCCATTGAAAAGGTCGATTAAAAAATACGGATAATCGTTTTTCTTTCCCCATTTCACGAAACCAAGTGAACGGTCTTTTTCCTCGTCTGGTTTGATGAACTCCTTTCGAAAAGAAAGCGAAGTCATTTTAATTTTGTCGTTATTCATATATGTTAAAATAAATCGGTGAATCGTATTCATGTGACGGCGAATCAAGTTCAATGACTTCGGCGCGTCCGGTTTCCACTAATCCAAGCGCATTATTTGGATCAAGGTTTCCCGGTGATTGTTGTTCGTAAATGTTATAAATATAATATCCGTTATAATCAAAAGTCACATCAACGCCGTCAATCAAAAGGAATTCATCAAAGCGCGGTTTTGCGGTTGAAATATTATTCAATACGCAAACATATTCCTTGAAGCTTTGTTCGTGGATGAACTCAAATAAATAGCTTGGATTCGGAATCGTTGTCAATTCCGTCACCGTCACTATTAATGGCGTTGCTCCGTTTCTTTGTATTATCAACATATTTTATCAATTTGGGTGCGCTTGTTTCGTAAATGTAAAAAATTCCGACGTTCATATAAAAATCGCCTTTTGTCTCGTCAATTATCAACCATTTTGATAATAATTTTGACCAGCATTTTGTTCCGATGTATTCCTTTTTTATTTTCATAACGTTAAAATTACACAAAAAAAGGGAAAGAAATAATTTTTCCTTTCCCTTCGTTTAAATTTAATTAGTAAAGTATTAGATTGACGGCGATTGTTGTGTCAATAGTGTTGCGTAAATTGCCGGATCAACGTCTGGAACTTCGTCGTTCTCCATTCCGTTAAGAACGAGAACGTGTCCTTTTCGGTCACCCTTTAAAACGCCGGAAGTGTATTCATTCGCATCCGCGATTTGAAGACCTTCGCCGAATCCAAGCGCAACAATTGTTCCGTCTGCATTTTCAACCAAACAACAAACTTCGTTTTGAGCTAATAAGTGAATTTCACTTCTTAATTCTTTTGAATCGGATGCAAGGATCATTGATAAAGATTGTTCATAAAATAAAGTTCCGTTGTCTTTATTAACTTTAATCGGTGCGGTGTAACTTGACAAATTGCTTTTTAACTTATAAAGAAAAGTTTCGCCAGTCACCGTCAATGTTGTCACCTCGTTTAACGTGATATTCGAAGTCGCAATGTTTCCCAATGGAAACAATAAAACCGACTTGATGCCACCTTTTCCGTTTGTACATGTCCGGTCATTGTAGCCGGAAGTCATTTCACAAGACATATTTTTTTTAGTTTAATGATGGCCGGTTGCCCGGCCGTCGTGATTATTTAATTTATTTAATTAGATCGGTGAAGATGTACCGTTCCAAACTCCGATTTGATCCAAGAAAGGAACTTGAACTCCAGCTCTAAATTTAGAACGAAGATAAATCAAATCGTCATCGAATGAATACCATAAATCGTAAGATTCGAAATCAGAAGATAAATCAGTTCCGAAGATGAAATGTGATGAACGACCAGTGTAGATGTTATCAGTTCCGTTCAATCCGTTCACCTTAACAACTCGCATGTTTGTTCCTGGTAACAACAATTCATTCATTGTTGCAAATTCACCTGGATTGAAAGAATAAAGATTCAAGTCAACAAGATTCTTCAACAAAAAATTGAATGATTCACGACCAGTGAAACATATGAATTCTTCGCCTTCCGCAACATTCGCCGGTGTATTGGTAAATGCTTCGTAAAATATATCGTAAGCGTTTGACGCAGTTATTGAAGCATATGCCGATGTGTTCAAGTTGACACAACCGTTTGCAGTTGTTAAAAATTGTCTGAATCCGTTCATGAACGCAAGGTTTCCAGAGCCAGTTGCGATGTTTCCGTTCCAGATTAATTTATCTAATTCGCGAGCGTGAAGCTTCAATAAATAGTCAATGATTTGCGCTTCGAAAGGAAGTGTTTTATCTTCGGCCATTGCTCCAGGTGCAAGCGCGATTTGCGCCCAAAAACCAGCAAGGTCTTTTTGACAAAAACTTTTCATGTAGCCAATAGTTTGAACCGTAATGTCACGCTGAGTGAACACGGTGTCGCCGTTTGGCGTCATTGCACAATCAGCAGTTTGATAAACGATTGAATCGTCCATTAAGTTCAACGCTTCAGTTCCTTTGATTCCTTGTTGAATCGCGATGTAAGTTAATGTTTCCGCTTCGGTAACTGAACGAACAACTAATTCTTCGCGTGTTTCGTCGGTGTATGGCGATAAGCCAGAAACATCATAATCAAATGAGTTTTTAATATATTTTTTTAGTGACATTTTTATTTATTTTTATTATTTTTTAACCATAATTGTTTAGCTGTCAAGTTGCCAACTTTTGAGAATTTTTCTCCTTCGGATGTCGTGTTAATTGGTGCGGACTTAAAGGACTCGAAATCTCCTTTTAATGTCGCAACTTCTTTCGACAAATTGTTGTTTTGGTCTGCAATAATTTTCATCATTTCGGCAACCGCTTCGATGCTTGATGCGAATGATTCCAACTTCGCGTTGATAATGCTTTCAACTTTTTCGGTTGACATAGCTTCGGCAACAACTTCTTCAACAACTGGTACTTCTTCGGATTCTCTTTCGTCAATGATTTCAACGATTATTCCATTGGCATCAACAACAACCGAAACGCCTTCAAGGTCACCGCTTAAAGCGTGTGTTCCTTCAGGTGCTGGTATTGTTTCCGTTTCCGTAACTACGAAAAGCGGTTGTCCAACTTCAAAAACTTCGAATTCAACGATTGTTCCATCGATTAAAGTAGCTTGTTCAAATTTCATTGACGCGGTTGCGAATGATTGTTTCATTTCGGCAATTAAGTCAAGAACTTTTTTAAAATTTTTGTTCATGGTATTTCTTTTATATGTATATTATATTTATCTGTTCGAAATTTCGCGAAGATATTGATTGATTTTGTTTCTTTGAATGGATGTTATTGACCGATTCAATAAAATTGTTTCGGAATCTTCGGTCAAAGAATCAATGTCCCTTTGCGTTGTTTGGTTTTCTTCAATGATTAGATCATTTGCTTCAATTTTAGAATACAATTTATCGATTTCAAGTGACAAGAAATCATTTTTTTTGCTTGCATTTCTTGATATTGCTTTTTTTAAAAAGTAATTTTGAAATGATCTTAAAACATTTTTGTATTCAGCCATTTATTTTATAATTTTTAATTCTTTTAATTTAGATTCCGACCATCGAAGTCCAGCTTTTCCACCCCACAAAAGAAACGATATTGTTCCGCAAGCGCTTGAATCGGATTCGTCATAATAAACTTCGGCGCGTGATAAATACGAATACATTCTTCGAATCACATCAACCGAAATGTTTCCTCTTTTCGACAAGGTCGTCGCTCGCAATCGTCCGATTCTTGTCGCGCATTTATTTCCGTTCTTTTCATTCAATTCAATTCCGCGCCTGGCGTTATTTGAAACGGCCTCCGGATAATCGTTGTAAAATTTAATTAAATCCTTTTTTTTTTTAATATCTACTAAATAGAATTGCAAAAGTTCGTCGTATATTTTCGACATTTCGTGTTCTTCTTTTGTGTCAATCAAATTGAAAACTCCTTCAATGGAAAAACCGTTGAACATTCCGTCTTTCGCTTGTTGAAATAGATCCTTGTCGGTAACCTTATATGAAACAATCCAAGATCCGTCGTTGGCATCGGCAAATCTTTCCGGTGCGGTGAATCCTTTTGCCTCATCAATTTGATATGAATGGATCATGAAGATTGATTTCACGATTCGATTCGGATTATGTTCCAAGTTTACGTTGTTGAAATTGTCGTTCCTGGCGTAATCAAAAATAATATCCTTGATCGCTTGCTTTGTAAATACAACATAGTATTCCTCGCCGGTTTCTTGGTCGAATCTATAAATCGGCGTGTCCGCTGAAATGGCGATTCCGGTGATGACTTGTTCTTCGTCGTTGAATTCGAATCGTTGTTGTTTCGAAAAAGTCATGAAGTTCTTTTCATGCGCCGGCATTGAAACAAGCGAATTGAAAGACACCGTTGTTTGATCGTCATCCAAATCAATAAAGATTTCGTAAATTGGAATTTCTTTCTTCATAATTATTATGTATTTTTGTTCGATGAATTTTGTCTTTCCTTATAAAAAAAGAACATCCGATTTTGAAATGATTCAATCAATCCGTTGGATTCGAATGTCTTTTCCCAAAGCAAAAGTTTTCACAATTGGCGATAGTGTTCCAGGTGCTGAAAATATTCCTTGCAAACAATTCAACAACATTCGCGGTGTTGACGTCACGAATCGAATCTTGACTTTTGCGAATACAATTGGCGGTAAATTTATTTATATGAATGACGACTTCTTTGTGACCGCGAAGCTTCGCGCGGACATTCCAATTTATAACGGCGATTTAGCAATCAATGACATTCATCCAACACATTATCAAATCGCGGTAAAAAATACAATTGATTTGTTGCAATATTACGGCCATTCAATTAAAAACTTCGAAACACATTCGCCGGTGTTAATGGATTCAAAAAAATTAATCAAAACTTTCGACCAATTAAATTGGAAAGAAGACAACCATTTCATCAAATCAATTTATTTGAATTTCAATCCGCCAAAAGAATCAAGATCCGGAACGAATTTAAAACTTTCAAAATGCAACATTCCAAAAGCCGAAGAATTCCTTCGCGAATATGGATGCTTTTCCACTGGCGATGACTTCATAAATTCGGTTGGTTCAACCTGGATCAAAAACTTGACTTTGATTCTTGAAGCGCCACCTTGTTTTGAGTAGCCGAAATATCATTTTCCAAAACGAAAACTTGAACCGGTGCGGTAATCGATTGACCGCCAGTCAATCCGGTTGTTGATGTTTGCGTTGTTGGTTGCGATGTGAACGAAGACGCGCTTGAACCGGCAAGTCCGCCGCCGCCACTACTCGAAACGCTTGGCATTGTCGGCATTGTTCCGCCTTGATATTTTTGATTCGCGATTGCGAGCGCTTGCGTTGTTCCAATGATTCCGGCCGTTGCGATTGCAGCGATTCCAGCCGGTGACGGTGGTGGCCCGAATTCCGCGATTCCTTTAACGATAGCCGATGCCGTGTTGATTCCAACTTCGGCAAGCTTGATCGCTTTGTCACGGTTAAATTTCGCACGATTGATTTTATCTTCTTTGTTAAACGCGTCAAGTTGAACCGCATATTTTTGCTTTGCAAACTTTTCTTCAATGCCGGTCTTTTGAGCCGCCGTCAATCCTTCGACATTTAATTCCGCTTGTTTTTGCGCGTCAAGATTCAAAAGGTTTTCGTCACGCTCTTCGTTTATCTTGTTTATTCGTGCCGTGCCGATTTCATTCAACAAGTCATTGACAATTTTTATATCTTCAAGCGCTTTGTCCGCCGTTTCAATTGCGTTCGATATTGCTTTTAATTCTTCTTCGCGCGCTTTTTGCGCTTGAACCTTTGCATCTTCGTCCGCTTTTTTCTTGATGTCTGCAATTGCTTTGACCTTCTTTTTTTCAAGTTCAATCAATGCTAAATCATGTTGTTCTTGTGTAATCTTTTCATTTTCATCTTTAGACAAAAGAAATTTATCCAGTTCTTTTTTTTGATTTTCAAATGAATTTATTTCGTTTTGAATCGCTTGGTCGCTTTCACTTAACAAATTTTGATTTAAAATTTTAGATCTGTTTTGTCTTTTTGTTTCGGCTTCGGCATTATATTTATCGTCAATTGCTTTTAATGCTTCTTCAGTTTCCGTTGTTAATTTGATAATGTCGGTTGTCAATAAACTTTCGGCGTCAAATTTTTGCATCAAAAGTAATTTTTCATAATCTTGTTTGCTTAAATCAATTTGTTGTTGTTTTAACCATTCTTCGTCTTCTTTTTTGATTCGAGCTTGCGTATATTTATCAATTATTTTTTGTTTGTCAATTCCTTCTTGAATAACATCTTGTGCAATTAATTCTTTAGCTTGTTTTGATTTTACCTTGCCTTCTTTTACTTGTTTTTCTAAATCTGTTTTTTTACGCTCATATTGTACGCGAATTAATTGAAGTTCTTTTTCTTGTCCGTCCGCTAATGTTTTTATTTTTGCGTCTTCAATTTCAGTTGAAATATTAATAACTTCAACAACTTCTTTTTTTCTTGATTGCGCTTCGTCTTTTGCTGCTTGCGCTTTGTCTTTTGCTGCTTGTGCTTGATCGTTTTTTAATTCTTGTTCAAAGATTCTTAAATCATTTTCAGAATTTTTCATCGCTTCATTGGCCTCTTGATTTCTTTTTAAATTAGCCTCTCTTGTTGCAGCCATTTCTTTTTCGAACTTATTCCAGGCGGTGAAATCTCCAGACCTTTCGGCTGCCGCCCGAAGTTCTGCAACTATTAATAAATTTTTTGCTTTTAATTGTTGTTCAATTCCATAAGTTTCGTTAACAAGTCCTTTTTGATAAGCAATAGACGCCTTGATTCTTGCTCGTTCAAGTGACGTTGTGTCTTTTCCTTGCGACTTCATTAAAGCAATTTGCCGTCCAATTGCATTATCTTCGTTTGTAAATATTCTATTTTTATTTTCAAAACTTTTGTTCCTGGCTTCCGCCTCTTTTTTAATTTGATTGATTGTTGCTTCAGAGCGCTTCTTTGCTTTTTCCGCATTGGCTGCTCCTTTGTTATCAGTTACGCCAAGAAAATCGCCGAAATCTTTTAACCCTTGAATAACAAATTGCAAAGGTTTCATCAAAGTTTCAAAATTGGTAATTAACAACCCGACACCAATAACAAGCGCGCCAATTCCGGTTGATATTAAAGCAACTCGAAGTAATTTCATCGCAAGTGTTGAACCTTCGGTTGCAACCGTAGCGCCAACCGTTGCCGTTCCTCTCGCTACTTCGGCGGCCGTTGCCGTTGCCGTTGCCGTTGTTGTTCCGAACAAGACAAGATTTCTGACTTTTTCAATTCCCGTTCGCAATTGAATTCCAAGAATGGCGTCCTTATTCAAAGCATTCGCGACTTGACTAATGGCATTCGACACCCCTTGAACCGCTTGAAGCTTGACCATTGTTTTGGTCAATTGCTCGTTTTCAATTCCAGACAAAGAAATCGCGCTTGATAATCCTTGAAATACGGATGCACCAACTCCAATTGCTGCAATGGTCGTGTCCAATTTTACGAAGTCCGATGACAATGCCGTTGTCGCGCCTTTCAAATCGCCGATTCTATCCTTCAATTCCGCCGCCGATTGAATGGCCGCTTGTCCAACTGGCGATTCAATGCCAGCTTGTGCCGCGATGGATTGATATTCCTTCATTGCTTGCGTCATTCCGCGCATTGTCAAGCCACCGGCTTCGACCTTTGCATTCAACGCCTGAAGATCCGCTTGCATTTTGTCGACACCAGTGCCGGACGCGGCGGTGACTTGCGTTTCTTTTAAATCTTTATTGAAATTTTTGACCGCATTGTCCGCGTTCTGAATGTCTTGAACCGAATTACCGGTGTCAACTCTTAGTGAAAAAACCGCTTCTTTTGTAGCCATAATTTAATTATTGAATTCGAGTGATTGTCGCAATGATTGACGGTGTTGCCGGTACGCTTGCCGTTGCCGCTTCGGCGCGAAGTTCAATGTTCGCATCGCTTACAAGCCAATAAATTTCAACCATGTCACTGGCGACCAAATTAAGAAATATATTCCAGGATGCAACGTGATAAACTGAATTATCTTTAACCGTCATTCGTGTATTCGAATCCGGAACGTCCGCGCCGTTTACTCGAAACCAAATATCAATTTCGCGGTTGCTTGATCCGGCGCTTCTAAAAACTTGCGCCGAAAACTGAACGGAATAAAGACCGTCATTGTCAACTTGAATTTCCGAACCGCTTGCCAAATTAATGTCTTGTGAAAAGTAAGTGTTTCCAAAATTCATTGGCGTCGGTGTTGAAACAACCGCGTTTTGTGTTGTGCTATCGTAAAAACTTCCGACCGCGTTGAATGCTAAAACGGATTTTGCAATGTTGTCGAATGTCATTCGTTGCGAAATATTCGAAACATTTGAAATAAAAGAACAAATTTCAAGACGATCCTTCAAAGTCAATGCAGTTGTTCGTAACGGTAAAGCGCTTATTTTTTTATTTGGCATAATTTTATTTTTATTTATTCAATTATTCTTAGATCACCAAAGATTAAAGCTTCGGTCATTCTTATTTCATCGTCTTCGGTGATTCTGAATTCCGGCGTTTCTTCATTCTCTCCTTCTAATATGCGAATCAGTTCGACCAATGTCGATTGGCCTTTTCCTGAATCGTAATCGTTTATCTTTTGCAATCTATAAACTACACCGTCAATGTTTATTAAGTTCCGGAAATCAAGTTTATTAATGATGTCGGAATCAATCATCATGTAGCAAGTCAACAATTTGCCGAACCTTGAAACAATTTCTTTGATGAACTTTTCGTGATAAACATAAAGATTGTTATTCGTGTAAATGACGGCCGCATAATATAGAACTTGCGGAACACCGAAATTTAAATCAAATGTTGGTGCGTCGATGTCGTCAAGATGTCCGACGTATGGATAAACAACTTGTGGAAAGTCCGTTCCAAACTCGTCGCGGTGTTCCCAGTTGCCAGCGCGTAATTCGCCAAGCTGAACGATGAATGACTTTCCTTTTTTTAAAACTATTTGACCATTTCCGAACTCATCGAAATTGATTTGATAAGATCGCGGAACAATTAAGTTGGTTGTGTCAATCACGGCCAATGGATGTTGACCGAATGGAAGCTTCATTGTTGTTGTTTCCGTTGCATATTGTGATTGACTCGACAAAACAAAAGAACCGTATTGCTCGGAAAATTCATTCTTATATTTCGTGTTCCAATAATCGTCTTCGTTTTCAAATTCAAAGTTGTAATTTTTGGCCGCGAAGTTTATCGTCGGTGTGACTTTAATTTCTTTCGATGAATCAAGCAAGTAACTCCATTCAAGCGCGTCCAATGAACTGTTATAAAAATCGGAAAGCGGTTCGATTTCAAGAATGGTCGCGTTGTTTGCATTCGGTTTCAAATATAAATTGAACGCGGTTATTATTCCTTTCAAAAAAACATCGCAAGTCATGTCCGGTAAAAAAGACGCAACCGATACGGCCGATCCTGGTGTTAATGCTTGTTGACTTTTGATGACGTCCAATGTTGCGCCGGTTGATGTGACCGTTTGCGTAAAGCTTTGCGGTGCGGACGGCGCTCCAAAAATTGAACCTTCATTCCGATGTAATTTTATTTCGAAAGTAAGTTCATCATTTATCAACATGTTAATCGTTCGCGAAGTTGTGAATGAAAATGTTGTTGTCGCAACCGGCATGATTCCCATGTTTAAAAGTCCGGAATAAACTTGATCCGTTGCGATGACTATATTGTTTTTTTTGGTAATCAAGGAAACATTATATTCGCAATATAAAGAAACGCCAATCGGTAAAGTGAAATCAATGTCATGTGTTCCGCCATATTGCACCTGGAACAAGCCAGTCGAAGACGCGCGAAATTTCAAAGGATTCGTTCCAATGACTTGACTTGACGGATCGGTCACAATGGTTGCATCGTAATTGTCAAAAAAGTTTATCGCCGGTAAAAATGGATCTTGTGTTCCAAGATAATTTTGCGAAGATGTGATTCCGTTAATGATAAACCCTCCGGCGTTGTTGTTTTCGGTTGTCGTTGCCGAATCATTTGCCGAAATGCCTGGCGTAATCGTCGGCAATGCGCCGCCATAATACGCAAGCAATAATCTTTTGAATCTTTGACTTTCCAAGAAATCACTTTGCCAAGTAATGCCAGCAAATTCAAAAATCTTTTGTAAGATTCCATAAACAAAAACTTGAAGCGGAATGTTGTCAACGGCAAAGGTGTCCGCCGTTGGTCGTGAATAACCGTAATCAATCAACCCATAATAGTAGCCAATGCCGTCCCAGTCAGCGCCGGTCTTGATGCTTGTTGAAACGCCGTTGATTTGGTTGAATCCGTTCCAAGTTTCTTGTTGATCGTTCAATGTCAAGTTGTGACCGTATTCGGAAAAGTCCAATTCATTGACCTTGATTTTCTTCAAGCTTGCAATGTAATCAATCGTGTCCGATACCAGTGTAATTTCAAAAGACCAAACTCCGTCATTCAAATTGCATTCCATTAGTTGAGCAATGCCGTTGAATTCAAGCAATCCATTGTTGTAATATTGACAAGACGCTTTAATTGACGGATCGAAGTTCACAATTCCGGATGTCGTCGTTGAAATCTTTTCCGTTGATGTCAAAAGAAAAACGGATGTAAACAATTGGTGATTGGTCAAAGTTCCGGGAATCTTTATCGTTTTTGATTTGTTTCCTTTCCTGGATGAAATGTCCTTGATGTCGGAAATGTTGAACGTCAATGGAAACGGAATCGATTGGTCGATGTCAACCAAACGAGAATTTATATAAAGTTCGCCGTTCATATTAATTCAATTGCGAATTATATAAATATGTTCTTTCGATTTCGACAACTTCTTGAATTAAGCCGTTGATTCTTCGTTGCTTAAATTGGTAACCGGAATTCACAACATTCACCGGTTCAAAATTTTCACCTTGTTCCAAGTAAACATTCGGCGATTCGTACAATTCACGAACCAACCATTTTTGAACTTCTTCATTAATCCAATCGGAATTCAAAATCAAGTTATCCTTTGCCGTCTTCGCGTACGTTGTCGCTTGTCCTTGATATAATGGATAAGTGTACGCCGTGCCGTCCCAAACTCCAGACTCGCGACTGTAACCGGATGAACTTAC